GCCGCTATTTTTTAGTACGTCTGCCTTGCCTCTAAATGGGTAGCCAGTATTTAGGACTTCGCCTATTGCTGGCACTTCGGTTTTACAGTCGCCTATAAGCTCAACAGCTTTTGGGTTTTTAAAAAAGGCATCTATAAGTCTATTGTTGTCGTCGCGCTCTTTTGCTGTAAATACTTCGCCATGCTCGGCGACCGCCTCTTTAAACGCTTTGGCGTTTCTACTTTGCACCTCTACAAATTTGACTTGCTCGTATTTTTCTGGCTCTAAAATTGCTAAATGAAAAAGGTGTCCGCTACGTAAAGCGGCTGTCGTTTCGTTCTGTCCATACTTATTGACATAGTAGTATGTCTTTGGACTGTCTAAAAGTAATTTAAGGCTAGAGCTACTTAAAGCTAGTTTTGACAGCTCGCCGTAATAAAAACTGTCGTCAGTCATTTTAGCTAGTAGCTGTTGTTTTCCGTAGACGTTTCCGTCTAGTAGTGTAATTTGGTCTGTCATATTTAAGTTGTTATGTTAAATTTTTTCGCGTTAAACGGCGCGACTAGTTTTGCTTTTTCTATTGCCTGTTTTGGACTTATAGCATCGACGTTTACGGTGTCAAACTCGTAACCCTCTAGGTCTTCGCCGCAATAAGCTAAATACATATACTCTACTTCATAGTTTTTCATAGGTATTTTTTTATGTTAATTATGTCGCGCTCTCGTTTTTCAAAAGCCTGTTTTAATTTTTCGCCAACAGTACCCTCGAATTTTGTAAACTTTAAATTGTACTGTATTTGTTTTAACTCTTTATTTAATTTTTCTGTCATAATTCTAGTTTATAGTCTTCTAATTCCTGTAAGGCTTTTTCAGCCTTTGCGTCCGCCTCTAGCTTTGCCATACGAAACCTACCCAGCTGTACGTTAAACTCGCGCTGGCGAGCTTGCATATGGTTTACATATATTCCTATACGTGCCAACGCGTTAGCGCATTGTTGTAGCTCTTTTAAAGTTTCGGTGCTTTGCGCTTTATGTGCTTTTTGTTTCCAGTTTATAAGTAAACTACTGGCTAACTCAAACTCGCCATAGTACGCCATTTCCTCGACGTCTAAAACGTTGTTTTCCATTTCTTTTATTATATCGTATTTTTGCATAGGTCAATTTACTAAAAAAATTGTTAATACCTAGCATATATTGTGTAAAACTTATTTGCCGCGTCTTTTAAAATACTCGTCCCATATACTTTTTTCTGGTCGCTCTGGCTGGTTTACGTTTACAATACTAGCTTTACTCTCTGGCAATAGATATATTTCTTTTTCGGCGTGTCCATTATTCCATAGGGTTGTTTTGCGTATGTCTTTGGTTTCTATGTCTGGCATATTTATACCGTTTAACCAAAACAAATAATTTCCTTTTGGATCATTGACAAAGTACAGCTTTATTATGTCGTCGTCTAAAGCCATAAGCTCGTCGTACTTACTTTTTTCTATTAACTTTTTTTCGTAGTATTTTTTGCGAAACTTCATTTCTATAACGCAACGCGTACGCTTGCCGTTTTTTTCTGGCGTTAAACCCTCGGCATCGTAAAGACTGTTTTTTTGGCCTGTCCACGTCAGCTGCCAGTCGTCAAAGTTTAAAATTGTTACTACGGCTTTTTCTAGGTTATGCGTTATTTCTATGCTCATTGTATAATGTATTAAGGTCGTCAATAAAACGCTGTATGCCTTTTGGGTTGCACGTACAGGGCAAATAGTAGGCATGCTCTTTTAGCCTGGCGTGCATTTCGGCTATTGTTTTAAACTCTTCTTTGCTTATTTTGTTAGACTTGTTTTCTCTAAACTTCGTCCAGTATTTATAGTCTTTTTTAGTCATTACGTCTAAATGTTAAATTGTCTAGTTTGTCGCGTCGGTTTTCGCAACCGCAAGTCTCGAAACCTAGCCAGTCAATTACTATTTTTTTTACTAGCCATTTGACGCCTGTATACTTAAATATTGTCTCTAGTATTGTGCCTATTTTTATACTCATTTTTTATTTGTCTTTTAATAGTCTTTAATGTATTGCGTAGCGACCAATATGTTATTTTAGTCTCGCGGCTAAATTTTGCTAGTTTTTTGCCGTCCAGGTATACCTCTTTAAAAATTCTACGTAAATAGTAAAGGTGCATTTTGTCGCTGCTAAACTCTTCTAAATAAGTCTCGTTTTCTAGCATGTCTAAATACTCTGGTTTTTCGTACCATTCTAAAATAGACTTTAATTTGTCGTAGGCGTCTGGCTCTTCTATATAGTCGTCGTCTTGCTGTAAGTCTAGCCGCTCGTTTATTTGTAAGTATGTTACTTTTTTTTCTTTGCGCTTTAAGTCGTAGACTAGGTTGCGAAGACATATATATATAAAGTAGTAATTTATTTGGTTGCCATTGTAGTATATGTCCGCGCCTTTTTCCTGTACGTGTTTCTGTACGTTTACATACATTTCGGAAACAACGTCTTGCGCTGTCTCGTTATTGACGCTAAAACTCTGTACAATGTCTAGCCATATTTTATGACTTTTATAAATTTCTGTTAGTACGCATTTCATATATGCATAAAAAGGTACAACAAAATACTAGGGTTTAAAAAGGTGCGCGCTCTAATTTAAGTTTTTTTACTAGACTTTCATTGTTAATAGAGTACCCAACATTGTTGGTAATTGCTTTTAAAATTATGGGGTTGTCTAGGCTGGTGCAACGACCGCCAGACGAAATGCTTTTTACCTTTTTTATATGTAGCTGGCTATTCATAAACAAAACAGGGTGCTGAATAAAACGATGACAGCAAGCGAAAAAGTCAGAGCGGTTGACGAATTTTCCGCCGCCCTCAATACTCGAACTCTCTGGCACTTTTGGGTAGCCTTGAAACTCGCCGTCTCTATATACTTGTCGTATTGCCTCGGTGTTTGCATGCGTACATAGCCAGACAGTAACTTTATGTTTTTTACAAAATAGTCTTATGTCGGTTGTTGCCTCGTAGTCGTACTCGTGTACGCCCAAACCTTTTAGCATTTCTTTGTCCTTTGCCAAACTATTGTACGGATCAATAAGGAAACCGTCGTACTTAAATATTATCCTATGGTTTTGCGCCTCTTCTAAAAGCTCTTTGTATGTATACAGCCTGGTATTGTCTATAAATTGAAAATGTTTTTTTATCCAGGCTATGCCTTGGTTAAAGTCTGTAGGTATTATTTTGTTTATTGGTTGCTCTAGTATAAACTCTAGCAATTTTTGTATAAGCTCAAAAGGCTCATTTTCGCTAGAATAAATTAAAAATTTCTGGTTATGCTTTATGGCATACAATAGCATTAAGTAAATAGTAAGGCTTGTTTTTCCTACGTTAGCATGCCCTAGCCATATTCCAAAGTCTTGCGGTTTCATTACAAAATACTCGTCTATTTCTGGTATGCCTAGCTTTAAGCCTTGCTTTAATTTTCCTGTACGTAGGTTTGAAAGTGTTTGTATTTGGTCGTTGTAGTTTACTAGCATATCGTTTTATTTTGGTTAAAGATAAAAAAAAGGTAGCATTTCTACTACCTTATAATTACATTGTGCCTACTGTTTAAAACGGTAGGTCTTCGTCGTTTTTAACCGTCTGCCTGTCTGGCATAAACTCGGACGTTTCTACTTTTTGCTGTTCAGCTTTTAAAGCCTGTTTGTTAATTTTGGTAAATTTAGCGTACATTTTAGTACGGTCTTTTTGCGCTCTCAAAATGTCTATTGACATAAAGCCGTTGTTTTCGTTTATATGCTCTTTGTGTTTACGTAAAAAGTCTACAAACTCGCTAGCTTTTATATGCAGCTTTGCTGTTATCCAGTCAAATTTTGGCTCGTCTTTTACGACAAAACTATTGACAAACTCGCTTTCGTATTTACTATTCGTATTATTCATAATTATTGTGTTACCCAGTTAAACATTATTTCCGCATCGTTAATTATATTACTTACGTCAACGGCGGTACGTTGCGCGTTAAATTCGGCTGCCGCTTTTATACAAGTCTGTCGTATTATAAGCGTGTCTTTGCTAGTTGTGCTGTAGTTTGCCTTTTGACTGTCATTTGCGCCGCTGTCTTTTTTGTAAGCATCTAGCGGTATCTTAGCGTTGCGGTACTCTTCATTTGTTACCTCGTAGTTTATTGTTTCGCCTACGGAAAACTTAAAGTCGCCTTTTGCGAAAAACGTATACTGGTTTCCGTCAGCAAACGTTACTTTATACTTTGTTAGACCATTCCATTGACCGCCTTGGTCTATATGGGTAATTTTACCTGTTTTCATTTTGTTAAGGTTTTAAGGGTTATATAAATAAATATGCCTCATTGACCGCTATTTCTAGCATTTCAATTTTGGCGTTCAAAAATTCTATTTTATTATTTTGGCTGTCTAGCTCTTTTTCTAAGGCTGTTATTCGCGCTTGCAAATATGCTTTTTGGCTATTGGTACTATTCATATCGTATCGTATTACGACTGCAATATAAACAAATTGTTGATAAAAACAAAAGGCAGCTTAAAAAAACTGCCCTTGCCTACGATATAATAGAAATGTAGCAAGTCTGCTACGATGCGAATATACTACTTTTTTAGTAGCTCTTCTAGTTTATTGGTATATAATTCGATAAGGTCTTGTAAGTCAGCTACAGTATTTTTTTGCGTCTGTCTACTTTTTTGTAGTAAAGCGTCGCTTGTACCCTCGCCAAACTGTTTATCTAGGTTTTTGCCAAACTCAAACTGTCTGCCGTAAAAATGACAATTACAGCTGTAGCATTGGGGTTTGACGTTTTGCTCGTCGAAACGCGTAGCTGTATGTTTCCTAGACATAAAATGTCCAGCTTGCATGCCGTCTTTTTCCCAGTATTTTTTTACGCCGCACGTGTAACATTTAACGTAACCGTTTTTGTCTGCATTACTAAGGCGTACATACTTACTAAATATAGTGTCTAGTTTCTTTTTTAGCTTGCTTACTGTTGGTTTGGCTGGCATCTAGCATTGTGTAAATAGTAGCTCTTTACCTAGTTTTTCGTCTATGCTTTTTATAGCTCTATAAATGAAACGGCTATCTTTTTTAGTACGCTCAATTTCAGTTTTTGTGCTGTCTATGCCTAAATTAGTGTAAGCTGTAGCGTCAATTTCTAGTAGCGCATCGACCTTTTTTTTGTCCGACCAGGTTTTGTAGCCTACAATTTTCAATACTCTGTCTTGTAATTCCATAAGTGTAAATGTAAAAATTAAATAATTAAAAAAAAACTCAAAAAAAAATTTGCCGTTAAGCAAAATATCTATATTTTTTACTACTATATACTAGTATACTAGCTATAATACTAGACTACTATATACATATACTACTATATACTAGTCTACTCGTATATACTAGTATAAGAGCTTTTAAGCTCATTAAATTACTTTTTGGTACTAGCGTATTCCTTAGCTATTTTTTCGCCTGTACGCCCTATAACATAGCCGCCTATGCCTATTTGTAGTAAATTCCAAAACTCGTTTTCTAACTCTGGTATTTTAAAGTCAAATAATGGTGCTAGAAACTTTACATAAATAACTATAAACCCAAACGCTAGCATTAAAATAGGTCGCCAGCTACGTTGTAGCCAGTTTCCGTTTGCCTCGGCTACTATAATTTCTGTTTGTAAGCGTTGCAATTCTAGCTGTTGCTCTTTAAGTATTTTAAGCATTTCATTTTTAGCGTGCATGCGCTCTTCGTCGCTAGTAAATAAGTTGTCTATAACTTTGTTTATTTCGCCTATTACGCCTGTCGAAAACCAGTTTATTATTTTTTTCATATTGCGGTGTTTGCCCAGCGAAATTGTAGTTGTATAAAAAGTAAATACAAATTAACCTCGCTGTAATTATTTTCTACGTCTCTTGGGTAATACGCCCAGCCTAGGATCATTCCTGTAGGTATTAAAGACATTATGCTAAAACTATATGCCATTAGTAACGGTTGCTTATGTTTTCGTATTCAGTTTTTGCGTCAAAACTTGGACAGGCTTTTTCGCTAAAGTCTCTATGTCCGTAAATTGTACCGCCGTAACAGTCATGCAGCTGGCACAGTAAGTCTACAAAACTGTCTTTTTGTTCGTCAGTACGCGTGTCTTTTGGCTCTGTCATATCTTTTGACATTCCGCCAGCGTAAGCAATTCCGATGCTGTCCCAGTTATGCCCTCGCGTATGCGCGCCTGTCATTTCTATAGGTCTACCCTCTTCGACTGTGCCGTCTAAACGTATTAAAAAATGATAGCCTACGTCGCGCCAGCCTCGCTCTTTTACGTGCCAGCGTCTTACTTCGTCAATACTTACGTCTCTACCCTCTGGCGTAGCCGTACAATGAATAATTATTTTATTGACTTTACGCATATTAAACTTTTAGCTATTTCTTTTTTCGCATTTCTAGCCATTTTGACAAAGTGTAGCCTATTGTAACTAAAAGAAGTAAAATTTTCAAACTATCTTCAACGATATTAAGCGAGCTAACAGTCATAGCCGATAAGTTAAAACTATATATTTTTAAACTTGTTGCGTCCATAATTAAGTCATTCTAATTTTTACGTCGTTATTATGTCTGTACAGTCCGCCTAGCGGTACGCCACCAGCGCCAGCGTCGGTGTCGTTTGCGTAACTATTAGCATTGTATAAAGCCTTATGTATAACTTGCATACTGCCGTCATTAAAACCGTAATACTCTACTGCATTCATAGTTGCGCCAGCAAATTCTCCAGTCCCTACGGCTATAATTACATTTGCGTTCCTTGTGCCTGTGCCAGTTGGGTTGCTCGGCGGCGCGTTAAATTTACCTATTATAATCTCTTTTGCTTGAGAGCTTTCTAATCCCTGTCCAAATAAATGGCTATTTGAGTGTAGGCTCTCATTTAGATAACCAAAAGACGTAGCGTTGTCTGTAGTACCGCTTGATGTATTATTGTGTCCGACTGAAACAATTTTTGCGCTGTCTAAGTTATTAAACCTACCAACGGCTGTACTTTGTGCTTGTTCAGTAGTATTCGAAAAGCCTAAAATATAATTATTTTCATTATTTGCGGTGTTGCCACTACCTATAACGACTGTGTTTTTTTTTGTTACTGTATTGTTACTACCGATAGCCGTACTACCTAAACCATTAACTTCGTTTAACCTACCTATGGCTGCCGTAACCTCGCTTGTACCTAAAACGTTTAATTTACCAGTTGCAAACGAAAATTTGCCGTTTATTTTATTTTCATAACCAGTAGCTAAAGAGCCTTTGTCGCCATTAAAGTTGTCTACTCCTATTTGTACGCTGCCGTCTACAGGCTGCAAACAAATATTCCTTGCGGTGTCGTCGTTTTTACGACCTTGCACCCACAAAGGGTAGTTAACCGCTGTAGGGTATACAGATCCTAAGCCTATTGCTAGCTCGCTGTCTTCGTTCTTTAAAACTTGCCCAGCGTCCGCGTCATAAACAACGCTCGGCGCGTGTTTGTCTACGTCATTTGCTGTAAATTTTGCGTTTACTGTCAATGCGCCAGTCATTGTGTCGCCAGCCTTATTGACTTTTAAGCCTAAGTCGGTTTGTAGGTCTGCTATGTCTGTAGCGTTTGTAGTTATATTCCCTGTATTCGTTGCTATATTAGTTGCATTAGTAGCAATACTAGATGTATTAGTAGATATGTTGCTAGTATTAGAGGCAATACTTGTAACATTGGTTGCTATATTACTAGCGTTGGTAGCTATGTTTGTAGTATTTGTAGAAATGTTTGTAGCATTTGTAGAAATGTCGCCTACGTTGGTTGCAATTCCAGCTGTATTTGTTGAAATTTGAGCTGTATTTGTCGATATATTTGCTGCATTGTTTGTAATGTCAGACGCATTTGTAGCTATGTCAGTAGAATTTGTAGCTATGCCAGCTGCATTTGTCGATATTCCAGAGGCATTTGTAGCTATTTCAGTAGCGTTTTGCAAAATGTCATTTGCATTACTAGCAATATCAGTAACGTTTGTAGCAACGCTTGTCTGCAAATTTGAAATGTCAGTATCGTTATTTGCTATGTCAGCCGCATTCGTTGCTATGTCGGTTGTATTAGCGGCTATGTTAGTTGCGTTTGTTGCTATGTTACTTTCGTTTGTAGATATGTTAGTAACGTTAGTCGCTATGTTTGCCGCATTGGTAGCTATGTCGGTATCGTTTGACGCTATATTGGTTGCGTTAGTACCGATATTTGTAGCGTTTGTACTTATGCCGCTAGCATTTGTAGCTATGTCCGAAACGTTTGTAGCTATGTCCGCTGTATTGCTGTTTATAGCCGCTTCTAAGGCACTACCGCTTACAATTAGTACATTATCACTTGCGTTTGTAAATATACCGTTAGAGCCTTTTATTTCAAATGTTTCGCTGTCCAGGTCTACGTCGCCAGTACCGCCGTTTCCGCTAAAGTCTAAGTCTTCTGCGGTTATTTTTGTGTCTACATAGTTTTTTACAGCCGCGCTAGTTGGTAGGCTTGTGTCGTTGTCGTTGTTTTCTATGCCGTCTGCCTCGTCTACAAATTTTTCAATAGTAATGTCTTCGTCAGCATCTTTAAGGCTGCCAAACTCTACAGTATTATTTACTTTTAAATTTCCGCCGTTGTCTAAAAGTACGCCAGAGCTGTTGCCGTCGCCGTCAGAAATTGCAATAGGTGTTTCCGATAGTGTACTTTCGTCTGCCGTTTTAAGTAGACCTTTGTAAGTGTCGCTTATTCTTTTGTTTGTTAGTGTACTCATATCTAAGTTTTATTTTTTTTTATACTGGACAGCTTAATTCGGTTATCCAGCCTGTGCCGCTCATAGGCGCATATACTCGAATTTGTGCCGTAGACGCTGTTGTTGTTTTGTTAAATGTAGCCGTACCAAACGCCGCGCCTACTATTGGCTCGCTAGGCAAACCGCGTTCAGCTAGAGCGGCGTCTAAAGCCGCTTGTCTAAATGCGTCGCCTCTGTAGCCAGTATCTATGACTTTATTGCCGTCAAACCAAACCTCAAATTTGTCTGGTATTCCGTAAGCATCGTAAGTTAATGTAACTACGCCTGTGCCAGTACCTAGGTTTACGTTTAAGTAAGTAGGAAATTGTTGCCCACCGCTAAAACTACTAGACGCGCCGCATGCGACTTGCTCTACTAGACAGTCTGGCGCGGAAAGGTTTTGTATTGACCGCTTGTTTTGTACGTCCCCCCAGCTGTCCCAGTCGGACATATAGCAATAAATTTTACCCCAGTTTATTGTATTTGCCATTTTGTTTGTTTTGTTTACGTAAGTAGCTTACTAGCTTTTTTACGTTTGTCGTTTTTATTTTATACTGTTTTTTCATAATACCCAGCCTGTAAATGCCGCGCTTTTTTCTGGCTGCATTTGCTCGTTTCTGTTTTCGTAATACTTAGGAAATTTAGCCGCCGCGTTAAAACTCATATAGTCAATAAAACGCCTGGTATAAAATTCGGCACTACTTCGATGCTTTTGCACTAAATAGTCAACCTCGTCTTTATTTACATTTGCGCCTGTTTCGCTAGTTGTCTTATATAGACCGCCGTTTTTTATTTGAAACGAGCAAAAAGGCAAATAGTCAACCATACTAAAATGTATAAGCATAGGTTGCAAATAGTCATTAAGTAACGCTTGCGTGTCAGCGTCTATAGGTACTGGGTTAACTTCATCTTGACTAGCAAGTATTTTGTTTGAAATTTGGTCGTACAATGCCGAGCCGCAATACTGTAAAACGTGCGTTTGTTGCGCGAGCTTTACCGACTGCAAAAACAAGTCGGTGTCTACGTTTCCGTTTATTATAGTGTTTTTAACTAAGTCTGTCCTATTTATAAATAATGCTGTCGCCATAATTTTAATTGTAATAACCGTTGTTTGGCATGTCTGCTGGGTACATAGCTACCTCTTTTGGGTTTTTAACGATGCGTGCCTCTTTGCGTAAGCTAGGATCAAGCTCGTTTATTTTCTTAATAGCCTCGGTAACTGTAATTTTTTTATTGTTTTTTCTTAGGTACGTTCTACGCTCAAAATAATGTCTACAGTTTGCACCGCCTTTATATAAAAATATATTGTAATTGTCCGCACCGCCTATTCCTAAGCCTGGGTTAACGCCGTTTGCATTACCGTTGTAATTTGGGTTGTCGCTGTCTAAGTCTTCGACGCGGTATATTTTTTTGGCATTCCACATTTTCTGGCAAAAGTCTCTTTGTGGGTTGTTGTTGCCCATATAAGCGTAACGTACTTTTATTATGAGCGTGTCTTGGTCGCTTTTTTGGTTTGGCGTACTTTTTACTGTACTAGCTAAGTTTAAACCACCCCTTACGTCAGCGTCGTATTCGTTTGCTGGTCTAGCGTCTATTAAGTCCCAGTTTTCTAGGTCTTCGTCTTCGCCTACAGTTTCTAAGCGTTCTAAAACTGCCGCGGCTATTTCGTCTGTAAGCTCTGGCGCGTCGCTGCTAAATTCTTTTTTTTGACCTGTTTGCTCTTCGACCTCTTCTTTTGTATTTGCGTTTTCTAAGTCTACAAACTCTAGCGGCTGTAGTGTCTTAATATATAGGTTTAAGCTAACGTCGTTAAATGCTAGTATAGCGTCAAACGCTTTTAGTATTAAGTCTTGAAACGGTCTTATTACTGTATTGTCAAATAAAATAGAGCTGTTTTTTAGCTCGTCGGCATTTGACGAAAAACCGTTGCCGTCGCTTTTAATTCCTAGCAATAAAGGACTTGTAATTCTATGGCTAACCAAAATTTTCGCGCCGCTTTCACGACTTAAAAACTCATATTGTTGATGCGCGTCCGATAGTTGTACAGTCTCGATAGTCGCTTGCTCTTCTGCGCCATTGTTAAAGGCTAAAATTATACGACCACTATTTGACGTACCAGTATATTTTTGGTAAATTTTTTGTTCAATTTCGCGCTGGGTGTCTTCGTCTGGTATGCCGCTATTCATATTCATTAAAAGGCTAGGCGACATGCCGTTTAGTAAGCTGTTTAAATGAAAATTGCTTATTTCGGTTTCCATTTCTATATACTGGCAACCCCCCTGGTAGTCTGGTGGCGAAAAATATACGAAACCTGGCTTATATGGTTTTATACAATATATTTCTAAAGCCTCTGTTGACATTCCAAAAGCTGGTATACGTTTTAATTCGCTTTTATTTTTTACGTCTGCCCAGTCGTTACTATAGTAGTATGCCTCAATGTCGCCGTCTTCGTTACAACGCTCTGGTCTTAATGTCTCAATAGGAAAATGCTCTACTTGTACTATTTGCGTGCGCTCTTCATTGTAAATAACCTGGACGCTTGCCTGTCCGAATAGCTTTAAGTCTATGGCTATTTTGTGCAAACAGTCGTCTGTAAATAGTTTTTTCATTACAGCATAGCCGTTTGGTTTTTTCGAGCTGTCTGTAGCATCTACGCCGCGCCCAGCTATAAGTTGAGCAATACCGTTTATTGCTGCCGAATTTGTAGGCGAGCCGTTAAAAAGGTCATTAAGGTAGCCATAGTAGTTATTGTCAGAGCCATACGAAACCCAGCTTTGGTTTTTGTCTTCTATTATTTCTGGCGACGTATAAGTATTTAGGTTTATAAATTTTAACCCAGGGTTGCTAGTCGGCTTTTTAGTTGTTTTTTTCATAGTATAATATAGTCATTGTCAAAACTGTCGTCTGTCTTATAAACGCCTTTATTTATTGTATACTCTTGGTATAAATTTTGGTCTATTGGTTGCGCTGTACAAAATATTTTGTCTACGACTAAATTTTCTGTACGTTTTTCGTCATTCCAGTTATACCTAGCCTGGCTATATAAGTCTAGGTTTTCATTCCATATGTCAAAGTTGTTAACTAAAGACATATCGTAAAAATGTCCCTCTCGCAAATTAAAAACGCCAGTAACTTTAATAAAGTCGTTAACTTTAATCATTGTAGGGTTGTATTCTACGACCTCGTTTGTTTGATCGTCTCTAAAAAACAGCTTGGCGGAAATTTCATAATACTTAGGTATAAAGTAAAACGTTTGTTCGTCAGTTGTTGGCTTTAAAACTTTCATATATATATAACGTTGTAATTTAGTTTTTTGCCAAAAAAAAGAGCGCGTTTCCGCGCCCTCTAGTTAGCCTTAGCATATACCTATATTAAACCCCTATTATGCTGGCTGTATTTGTGATGCGTCTACGTTTGATGTTACTACAGTTGACGCCGTAAAATACGCTGGCAACGTTTCCTGTGCAGCGAAAGTCAATGCGCTAAAACCGCTAAGGTCGCCATAGGCTTGTCCAGTAGTAATACTACCGCCGCTACTATGGACGCCATTTGTCGCACCCATAAGAAAATAATTTTCGTTATAGTCTTCGACAAAAATATGCGTTCTAGCTTTTAGCATGTCGGTTAATTCGTGTTGCGTAGCCATATCTAATTTTTTAAGCGTTACCGTTAAAGTTTGCTCATAAAAAATGCTACCATTTTCAGCCGACGATGTAATTGCTTGCTCTAAACCGTTGCTACCCTCAACCTCGTATTTAAAAAGGTCTGGCGTTCCAGTTATTGCGGTTAATTCGCCTGTTGTTGGACTTACTGTAAGGTCGCCTAGTGTGCCGTAGCTAGCAACGTAAAACGCTTTTATGCCACCTACAGAGCTAGTACAGGGCAATTTACGTCCGATACTTAATGAATTACAGCTCATATTTATATTATTTTAAAAGTTAAAAAAAAAGGTAGGTAGGCACTATACGGCTTACCCACCTTTAATTTATTGAATTATTTATTTACTATGCTAGTGTATATAGCGTCAAGTCTTGCGAAACGCCGTATTGCACCCCAGCTTGGTATCTGAGTACAATTCTAACATTGTCGCTACCGTCTAGGTCTGCCATGTCTAAAACCTTGGCACTTGTTGCGCCTAAGTCTTCTAGTAAAGCCGTTCCAAAAAATAGGTTTGACTTTTCAGCCGCTACAATATGGTCTGCTGGCATTCCAGGTGCTTTAAATACTTTGATGCCCTCAAAAGTAAGTCCGCCGTTGTCATACCATAATGAGCCGCGGTTGTCTACTCCGTTTGCACCGCCGCCGTTTCCAGCAACCGCACCGAAACCACCTAGAGCGCGCACATATTTTTGAAATGCGCCAGTAGGTAGGTATAAATGTAAGTCTTCTTTGCCGTATACTGCCGCTGGTATTGCGTCTACTACTTTGCCTAGCTCGTCAATGATATTGTCAGCTGTAAACTCTGTAGCTGTTACGCCTGGTACGTCGTTAACGTCAGCGTCAGCTAGAGCTGCTACAGTAATTCCTGTAAACTCGCCGTCGTTTGCACCTAGACCACCCCAAATAGACTGTTCTACGTTTTCAGCTACTTTTGCTGCAACGTGTGCC